TCACGGATGCTGTGAGAACCGCGGTATTATGGCACACTCTAGTCTAACACAGACTACTGTACTTAAAGGTGCGTTTAACACCGACGGCAACACTAAAAAAGAGTTTTTTGATAACATTAAGCTTCAACAGGAGTTTGCACCAAGATGAACGATGATAAATTGCAACAGTTATACAATAATTTTTTAGAATTTGCAGATCATATGAGTGTGGAACACAGCCCTATGGAAGTGGCGGCTATTATGATGGCGCAGGCATTAACCATTTATAAAAGTGCTATGAGCGAAGAGGACTATAACCGTATAGTTGATAACATGTCGTCAAGCAGAGACAAAGTTAAAACTTTTGAAAGGCCAACTTTCCAATGAACTCACAAATTCCAGCAGAGGGTATAATGCAAACAAACGATTGGGGAGATAGTAAAGTCTATCGAATTGCTTGTAATTGCCATGATGAAACACATAATCATAATGTTTGGGTTGAAGCAGATGATTGCGATATTATTGTTACTGTATATACTACAGGTAAAACAAACTTTTGGTCAAAGACACGATGGTATCATATCTGGACATTGTTGACTAAAGGTTATATCGATACCGAATCAAGTGTTCACCTAAATAAACAACAAGCACTTAACTATGCAGAAACTTTGAAAAGTGCAATAGAAGATGTTGAAGCTTTTCGTAAAGATAGACAAGGCAAGGAAGAACGTGCTACAATAACAAAACTAGCGGAACAAGGAGACTGTGCTTGAGTACAGCTAAAGATATAGCAGATGATCTTTTTAGAAAGATTAAGGCTATGCAAAAGTTTGAAATTAAAAGAGAGATGCCAGAAAATTGGATGCCAAACGGTGTTGTACCGTTTGATATTCGTATTGCAAAAGGCGTTGCTACTTTCGATGTTTACGCAGAAACATATATAGATGCAGAAGATCAAGTAACACAATATTTAGAAAGAGACGAAGATGAGTAAAATTAAAATTGCTGAGTTATTTTACAGCATACAAGGAGAAGGACGTTACATGGGTGTGCCGTCCGTTTTCTTACGTACATTTGGCTGTAATTTTAAATGTGCTGGCTTTGGTATGCCTCGTGGCGAATTGAGCATGGAGGCCGCTGGTATTGCAGCCACACATTCATTGATTACACCTTTTCAAAAGTACGAAGACTTGCCCTTAGTTAGTACAGGATGTGACAGCTATGCTAGCTGGATGCCTGAGTTTAAAGAACTTAGTCCAATGCTGACTAGTGATGCTATTGCAGATCGCATTATGGAAATTCTTCCGCAGGATCATTGGAAGGATGAACATCTGGTTATTACAGGTGGCGAACCGTTGTTAGGTTGGCAACGTGCTTATGCAGACTTGTTGAGTCATCCTAAGATGGCAGGTTTAAAAGAAATTACATTTGAAACAAATGGTACTCAAAAGCTAACAGAAGAGTTTAAACATTATCTAGGCGAATGGACTGCTGAACAATGGGATAGAGAAATTACATTTTCAGTTAGTGCCAAACTTCCATGCAGTGGTGAGAAGTGGGAAGAAGCTATATGTCCGGAAGTAGTATGCGAGTATGAAAAACGTGGTACAGTATATTTGAAATTTGTAATTGCTACAGAACAAGACTTTGCGGATGCTGAGTGCGCTATTGCGGCTTATCGTACGGCAGGATTTAAAGGACACGTATATCTAATGCCAGTTGGTGGTGTAGAAAGTGTATACGCATTAAACAACAAGAACGTAGCAATATTAGCTATGAAGAACGGATTAAGATATAGCGATAGATTGCAAGTACCGTTATTTAAAAATGAGTGGGGAACTTAATGAAACAATTTATTAGAAAAATGTTTGGTATTGATAAAATACTTGCGGAGAAAGAACAAGCTCAGTTAGAAACTGCTAAAGCAAAACAAGAAGAGGCTCAGGCTAAAGCAACTCCAAAGGAACGTGCTACAGCTAAGGGTGAATCTTGGGTTGCTGTATTAGACACAAAAGTTAATAAAGATAATGTACGTAATGGATTCTTTGAGCTTGACTGGAATGAGTATTTTATTACAGAATTAAAGAAGGCAGGTTACGGTTTTGATGGTGACCCCGAAGAAGAAATTGTAGATCGTTGGTTTAGAGATCTAGCTAGAAATATGTTAACCGAAGACGGGTTAGATAATAATCGTGGTGCTGGTTATATAAACGTAACTAAACTATCCGGTGGTAAGGCAGCAGTAGAATGAAAATAATTGAAAACAATGAATATATTGACCAATACAATTTTTCATCGTTAATTAATCAGCAAGATATGAATGAATTGAAATCCATATCTAAAGAAATTATCGACTCAGGAAACTATTTCCATAATAGTCCAAAATTTCAAACTAAAGAAAATTTATTTTTTAGGCAAGATCCAGTTATGCTTAAAATGCGTCAAAGTTTTGCCTACTCATGTTTTATGTTTTTGAGACGAGAAGTTCGTATTAAAAATATGATGAGTTGGGTGTTCATGACTAGTGCCAAAGATGCAGAAGATAGAGATAATATGTGGCACAATCACCATATTAGCGATAACGATGGTACTACTGATACAATAAGTGGAATTTGGTACGTGCATATACCACCTACATCAAACCCAGACATTACAGGTACTGAGTTTGCAATGGATGGATCACCAAACTTTCAAGATACATTCTTTTTGAAACCAAACAACTTGACTTGGAACGTATATCCTAGTAAACTATGGCATAGGCCCGGGATCACTGATTCAGATGAATACCGATTTGTTTTTGCTGCAGATATGGAATATTATAAATGACATACATTTTGGTTGATACAGCCAACACATTCTTCCGTGCAAGACACGTAGTTCAAGGTAATGCCGACATTAAACTTGGCATGGCATTCCATATTACATTTAACAGCGTTAAAAAAGCATGGACTGACTTTGAAGGGAAACATGTAGTGTTCTGCCTCGAAGGTCGAAGCTGGCGTAAGGACTTTTATGAGCCTTACAAACGCAATAGACAAGAAACTCGTGCGGCTATGACACAACGTGAACAAGAAGAAGATAAATTCTTCTGGGAAGCATTTGATGAGTTTAAAAAATTTATTAGCGAAAAAACTAATTGTACTATTTTACAGCATCAACAGTTAGAAGCTGATGACTTGATTGCAGGTTTTATACAAAGCCATCCAAACGATCAACATGTAATTATTAGCACCGACAGTGATTTTCATCAATTACTTGCACCCAATGTAAAACAGTTCAACGGTGTTGCAGAAGAAACGCATACACTTGAAGGAGTGTTTGATAAAAAAGGTAAACTTGTAATTGATAAAAAGACTGGTGAACCAAAACGTGTTAATCCAACTTGGATTTTATTTGAGAAATGTATGCGTGGTGACACTAGCGACAATGTCTTTTCAGCGTATCCAGGTGTGCGTACTAAAGGTTCTAAAAACAAAGTTGGTCTTACTGAAGCATTTGAAGATCGTAATAGTAAAGGCTACTCATGGAACAATCTCATGCTGCAACGCTGGGTGGACCATAATGGTGTCGAACATCGTGTACTAGACGATTACGAACGGAATCGTCGGTTGGTTGATTTGTCGCATCAACCAGATAATATTAAAGAAATTATTAAAACAACAATTGAAGTAGGATGTGTTCCTAAGGATATTACACAAGTTGGTATTCGTATGCTTAAATTCTGTAATGCTTGGGATATGAAAAAGATTGCAGACAATATTCAGCAATATGCTGAACCATTCCAGGCAAAATATCAAGGAGAATAATATGAGTGTATATCTAATCAAACCGCTTGAAAAGAAAAGCATCTGCTGGTGTATAGAACTGTTTCGAGATAATGCCGACAATACTACTAGTTGGATTAATATCGAAGATCACTATCGTTGGGGACAAGGATTTGTTGAAGCAGACATGGATATAAACCTTCCTTACGAAGGCGCAACACAAGCCCAAGCCCGTACAGACTGCGGTTGGGGTGCTGAACTTGAAGACGGTGTTGCCTGCTACTTTGAATACAGCGATGACTTTACAGACGATGAAAAAGAAGCGTTTGAAACATCCTATCATGAAGGCGGGGCAGGTTGGTTGTTTGACGGTGAACATGATTGGCAAGTTGAGGATGATTACTTGCTTATCGATGCTCCGTACCAAGTTAGTCTTTGCGAAGAAGACGGAACCGTAATTGAAGAAAATGTTAAACTAAAAGATAAACCTAACCCTAGTACAAGTTGGCCGTTTAGTCCAGCATTTCCTAAACCCGATAGTGAAGGTGGAGAAATAGATTGATGAAATGCGATACTTGCGGTGAACAAATTAAAATAGGTTGCGATTGGCAGCAAGGGCGTTGCCCACATAGCCAACCGATGCTAACAGATTATCATTTTAGATATTTTAATCTGTTGCAATCAATCAAAGGATGGTTTAAAAAATGACCATCGTTTCACAATGTGTGTACAAAACAACATGTCCTAATAAGACAGAAACCTGTGAGGTAATAAGTATGACAGAAATATATGCAAAACCAATCGTAGATGGTAAATTTTGGATCGTTGAAGAAGACGGTGTTAAAATTGCTACACTACATAAAAAAGAAAATAATAAGTTTGTACTTACAAGTACTAACGGAGAAATGATGTTTAATAAGAAAGATGATTTAACCAAACAATTTGGCAGTGACTTTTTCTTGAAAAGCACAAAGGTCAAAGTTACGGCTTCAGAACCAAATGAATGCCACGGATATCCAACTAGTACTGCACCGTTTAATGCTATGTACGATGTTAAACGTCGATTGCCGTTGTTTACAAAGTCCAATGCTAGTAAGAGCTTGTACTGTGCCGGTTACTATGTAATTAAATTTGACAAAGGTTGGGTTAAAAGTTTTTGCCCAAAAGCCATTACAGTTGAACGCTACCCGTATAAAGGTCCTTTTAAAAGTGAACTTGAAATGAAGGCGGTATTATCGAATGCAAAATCAGATTAATTTATCACCTGTTACACAATTTGTACAACAAGTTCGTGTAGCAGAACAGACCCAAAGTCGAGAGCTTAAATTAAGTATACAACAAGCAAGAGCATTAGTCCTTGTTCTTGCTGAAATGCAAGAAAAACTCTTACAAGACTACGAAACCATGTTTAATGCTCTTAAAAGAAGTGTTGATACTGAAGTTGTTACAGTTTCGATGGATGGCGGAGGTTTTGTAGAGCCTAAATAAGAGATAAATATATACGTAGTTAATTAATGGATTACGTATATGAGTCGACCTAAACCAAAAATATTGTTAGAATATACTAACAAAAAAACATATAAATCAGAACAGATTTT